CCAGGCTGTAGTAGAGGTCGATCAGGTTGTCGGCGGTGAATGCACCCGTCACGCCGGTGCCGCCGGTGATGCCGGAGCCGGCCGCGCCCACGATGCCCTGCGGCTGGACGGTGCCGGTGCCGTTGGTCAGCGCGTTCTGGACGTTGTAGCCCAGACCGTTGCCGACCTGCTCGGCGAGGAAGCCGAGGAGATCCACGCCGGAGTCCTCGATCATCTCGCGCGACACCTGGATCAGGAAGCCGTACTTGTACGCCTTCAGCTCGACGAACTGGCTGAAGGTCGGATCCTGCTCGGTGAAGGACTCGCCCTGCGGCGTGACCGTCGACGAGGACGAGTACGCGTTGAGGCGCGGCACCTCGAGGACGTTGCCGCCGGCCGTGTTCAGCACGGTCGACACGTCCAGCATGGGGCCGACGAGGCGCGCCCGCATGATGACTTCCGAGTAGAAGTCGGTCGGAGTGGGCGCCCCGGTCGAGCTGGTCAGGACATCGCGCTTCTCGAAGTTGTACGAGCGGATGTCGCCACGCGCCAATGCGCGGATCGCCTCGGCGTCGCCGTCGTCGCCCGCCGGAGCCTCGTCCGTGCGGACCTCAGCAGCCACCGCGTCGAGGCGCGCCGCGCGCTCCTCGTCGGCCTTCAGCTGCTCGATGATCGCCGCGCGCGAGTCGAGCTCGCCCGAGATGCGATCGTACGTCTCCTGCTCCTCCGCGCTCAGGTCGCGGTTCTCCGCAGCGGCCGCGTCGAGGAGATGCTTCGCCTCGTGCCACGCCGCCTGACGGAGATCGTGCTGGCGCTTGATGTAATCGGACACCATGATCCCCTTTCAAGGAATCGAGATTGACTGGACACGCCTGCGGCTCCGCAAGGCGAACACCCGACGCGGCTCCGCGACCAGGCAGTAATAGGATAACCCGAGAAACAGGCGAATCTAGACGCGCGCGAGCAGCACGTCGAGCTGCTTCTGCTTCATCGCGAGCGCAGCCGCCGCGTCATCACGCGACGCGCGCAGCTTCGTCACCGCCGCGTCGAGCACGCCGGCGAGTTCCTCGTCGAGCGTCTCGCCAGCTTCGAGCGCCGACAGGGCCGCGTTCAGCTTCTCAGCCTCCAGCCCCGTCGCGTCGACGAGGCCGTCGAGACTGCGCACGCTCGCGCTCGTCGCCTCATACGCGGGGAAGCCCGTCACGATCGACACCTCGTGGAGACGCACCTCGCGGAGCTCGCGCTCCTGGCCATCATCACTCCACGAGTCGCCGCCCTTCGGCACCGAGAACCCGAACGACATGGAGTCGACGTCGCCGCGCTTCAGCAGGACCGCCATGTCGCGCCCGTCCGTCGTGTCGGGAAGATCCGCCTCGACGCGGAGGCCGTGCGAATCCTCGGCGAGCCGGAGCGTGCCGGCGCGCTTCGACGCGAGCACGCGGCTCGTGTCGTGATTGACGAACAGCTTGATCTCGTTCCGCGAGCGCAGCGACCGCGAGAAAGCGCCAGGAGCGATCCGCTCAATGAACGGAAGCGGCTGACTCGGCGAGTTGAACACCGCGCCATACCCGACGAACGTCGAGCCGTCGCCCTCCGTCGCGTCGCGGATCTCGAACTCGTTCACGTTGACGCGGCGCGTCTCGACTCCGTTCTCCATACGAAACAGAGTAGCACCGGGCCGCTCGCGAACCTGAAGCGCTCCATACCAGCGCCGATCCTCCGTCTCCTCCTCCTCGCGAATCTCGTCGCGCTTCCGCTCGAACCACGCGATCGCCGGCATCGGATCCAACGGGTCGATACCCCAGAGGTAGAACGCGACGGCGCCAGCGCCAGGCCAACCATCAGCCTCAGGGTCAGAGTTCTGCGGCGCGTCAAGATCGACCATATGGCGTGCTGCCCAGGCGGAAACACGGACGACCTTATCCTCCGAAACCTCGCCGCGCGCCATCAGCCGCGCTTCGCGAATCGTCCGCTCGACCAGCCCATCACCGCCATACCCTTCGGCGCGCAACTCGAGACCGCGCACAGCCGCGTCGCGAATGAACTGCGGCAGCGTCAAGTCGACCTGTCGCTCGACCATCTCCGGCAACTCGGCAGGGTCCACCGCGTCAGGAGTGAGAACCGTGATCCCAATCCGCGCATACTCGGCGCGCACGTCCTCGTCATTCTCAATCGCCAGTTCGATGTTATAGATATCGAGGAGATCCTTCAGCGTCTCCGACTTGAACATCACCGAATCCGCGTCCGCGTTCGGCTTCATGAACAACTGGTCCCAGTCGACGTCGGCCGCCTCGAGCTCGGCGATCGTCATCTCGCGATCATCCTCCACGCGCGCCGTGACGATGATGACCTCGCCCTCGTACTCGTCTACAAACCGGACGACATTCTGGATAGGATCGCCCTCGAACGTGATTAGCGTCCCGTCGATATCCACGATGATGGCGGGCGGCCCGTCAAGGTTCCGCTCACCGCCAGGCTCCATACCCTCAGCGATCGACACGGCGACCATCTGATCGATCGCGGCCTGCTTCGACTCGTGACAGCCGATCACCTCGCCGTCATCCTTGATCGTCGCCCACCCCGCGCAACCCTGCGCCGAATCCGTGATGAAGTACGGCACCGGCTAGTCCTGCCTGATCACGGCCACCCGGACAGGAGTGCCGCCCCCGAGCGCATAGATCGACTCGCCAGCCTCCATGAACAGTTGGACCTCCTCGCCGCCGCGCAGACGATACGACTCGTCCTTCAGTCCGAGCCAAACGTCGTGCTGGCCGTTGAACTGCTCCACGAAGACAAGATCGAAATAGATTGTCGTCGTCTGATTCCCCTCATTCACGAAGCGCATCGCGTACGTCTCCGAAGGCTTCAGCGTGTAGACCTTCTCCGACGTTGCCGACGCCGAAACCTTATGCGCCGACGTGATCAGCTCAGTCGCGATGACCGTGCCGCCCGACACACTCGTCGCCGTATCGAGCACCGAAACGGCAGTGGACGATGACTGACGATTCAGGTTATACGATGGGATCGGCGTACCAGCCGACGCGACCGTGGCGCCCTCGATCAGCGTTGCCGTGACCTGAGCATTCGTCGAGATGATCTGATACGAGACGAACTGGGCGCCACCGCTCGGCGTCGCCATAGAGAACTGAGCCGTCCCAGCCGACGCGATCGTGAAGACCCGACTCATCTCAAACGCGTACCCACCGCGCGAGTAACCACCATCAATCGGATCGGGCTGGAGATTGCTGATCGTCACGCGCTGCGCGTCAGCACTCGGCGCGAGAATCTGCTCCGACGCCGTGCCCAGCGTATAGACCTCCTGAGTGATCGCCACGACTACGCCTCCCCATCGACCGGATAGGCCGCTTTCGGATCCTCAGGGTCGATCTGACTGATCGGCTGCAGCTGCGTCGACGGAAGACCCGTATGCGGAATCGGCGGCAACTCGAGCGCCGCCAGAATCGCCGCCGGATCAAACCCGGAGAAGACGAGGCGCTGCACGATGCCGCTCTTCTTCTCCAATTCTGTCAGGTTCGCCGCGTCGAGGTCGACATTCGCGAGCGGCACGCGGTACACGTCGCCGCCATTCACGGGCGGCATGTCCTCGATCCTGCGGATATCGTTGATCGACGCCCACCCATTCACAAGCGCCGACGCGTGCGCCGCATACCGGCTCTCCTGGTCGCCACGCTGAAGCGCGTCGACATTGAACTTCAGGAACGCGACGCCAGGCAGCAGCGTCGAATAAGCGTCTTCGATCTTCACAATATAAGGTCTGAGCGTATGCTGCACGAATTGGATGCCGTTCTGCTCGAGTGAATTATATGAAGAGGCTCCAGGCTTGATAACACCGATCATCGCCGGCGGACACCGGAACGTCCGCGCGATCTCCTCCACCGCGAACTCGCGCGATTCGAGCATCTGCGCCTCATTCGGCTCCACGCTCGTCTTCGTGAACTTCGCACCACCGAACAGCACGCCAGGCCGGTGCGACCGTCGGACGCTCTTGTGCTGAAGCTCGAACGAGTCGGCGAGGTCCTTCGCCTGCTCACGCGTCAACGCGCCCGGATACTCGATGATCCCGCCGACGGTCGACCCCTGCCCGAAGAACAGCTGCGCGAACGTATCAAGCGCCTTCGCCAGCCCGAGCGTATCCCGGACCAGTTCGATCCTCGAGCGGCCCCGCAGCTCGCCCGGCAGGCGCAGCTCCGTGATGTGCAACATGTCCTCGTTCGGAATGACGACGCGATTGTCATAGACGAACTCGGGCCGGCGCGTCACCCGGTCGAGGCGCACCTCGACGCTCCGAGGGTTCAGCACGGCGAGGCCGGCGATGCCCTGATCGTCGCGGAGAATCCTGATGAACGCATTCCCGTTGATCAGGAGAGACACGAGCACCTGCTGGAAATGCTCCGTCCTCGACACGCCAACCTCGGGCGAGTCGAGCCATTCCGGCCTCGGCCGGAACGGCGTCCGCGTCCCGTCACGCCGGACGAACGTATCGACCGGCAGCGTCGAGATCGAATCGGCGATCAGCCGCACACAAGCGTAGACGGTGCCGAGCTTCAGCGACTCGTCCTGGCTCATCGTGACGCCAGCGTTCGTCGTCATCATCAGGTCCCCGCCAGATCCGAAGATCGTCTGGAAACTGATCGCGCGATCCTCGAGGTCGACGCTTGGATTGAAGATGCGGCTAAGCACTCGACCTCTCGATAGCGAACGCGAACAGGAGCAGGAACACTCCGGCCGTGATGATGCCCGCCGGCGCGAAAATCATGCCCGCGCCGAGCGAGACGAACACCACGCCCGCAACTTCCATTAGCAGTATGATACCCGCCCGATTCATGCGGCGAAGAATCCTGGCATCACAGCCGACTCGGACTGCACCGCAGCACCATACACCGCCATCACCGATGCCACCAGCGCGTCGATCCGCTGGCGCTGCCTCATCTTCGACACCCTCCACCCCCTGTCTGTCATCTGCGCCGCAGCTCCCAGAGCGTGCGCCGTCAGCGTTTCGTCGCGGCCCGAATGCCGCACCTTACCCTCGCCGATCATCGCATAGAACGTCTGATAAGCATCCGCCATCGTCGCCGAGTTCTGCGGCATCGTCACCATCACGATCCCCTCAGCGTCGAGCACCTGAGCGGACCGCTCGAAAAATCGCGGATCATAGAACACGCCGGCGACCTGGTAGTCGCGCGACAAGCGCCGAATATGCTCCTCAACATCGGACAGGTCGACATTCGCGCCCGGCCTCGGCGTCCACACCTCAGCCTCAATCACGACCGAGCCATCCTCGCGCTCGTGCGCCATCACCACCGCAGTCGCATCATGCACGATGCCGACGTCGACGCCGACCGAAACGCGAGCGCCAACGGGGATCGCAGCATCACGCTCGACCGCAGCGTTCCACCAATCCGCCGTGATCCACGATGACGAGCCAGCCACCCAGACGCACCCGTGAAACTGGAGGACCTCCTCCGGTGTCAACTCGGGATTCGCAGCCTGTCGCGCCAGATACTCCTCGGTGATCCACGATGCCGGGTTCGCCAACTTCATCGCCGCGACATCCGCCGGATCCTTCGTCGGCGCCGCATAGTTATAGATCAGCGTACGCGCATCATGATTCCGCGAGATCGTCAATCCCGGATGCTTCTCGAGTTCGCCGATCGCCTCATTCCTGTCGAGCAGCCGGCCGAGGATCGAGTGGTCGCGCTCATTCGCATCACCCGCCGTCGTGATCGTGAACACCTGAGTATTGACGCGCGCACCACCCGCCGTCGTCAACGCCGCCCACGCCTTCCGCTGCGACGGCTTCGTCCACGCGTGCAACTCGTCAGCCACCACCAGACTCGGCGAGTACCCGTGAAGGTTGTCCGCGCTCGACGCCATCCGCAGGATCTTCCCACCACCATCCGCCCGACTGATCTCGCCAATATATTCGCGCAACGCAACCGCCTCCGACAAGATCGGCGAGCGCCGAATGAACTGGACACAAGTGTCGAACAGTCGGCCAGCCTGCTTATCCGACGCCGCCGCCAACAGGATCTCCGGCTGCGTCTCATCATTGAACAGCCGATACAGCGCATACGCCGCCAACATGGTCGTCTTGCCTTGCTTTCTCGGGCAGATGATGATCACGGAACGCCAGGCCGGCGCAACCCCGTCCTCGTCCTCAACGGCGAGCGCCTCTCCCATGATCTCCAACTGCCACGGCTCCAACGCGAGCGGCTCTCCGGCGAACTGATCGATCGACTGCTCGAGCGTCTCCTCGCACCACGCCGCGAAATGCTCAACGCGCGACCCGACCGCGTACTCCTCCCACCGCATCGTCCTCGACCGAACCGTCATCAGGACGGCGTCCGCTTCGACGACAACTTGATCACCGGCGGCAACTTTCGATCAGGCGCATTCGCCCGACCTTGCACCCCACCACGCGGAGCCTTCAAAGCCTCCGGCTCCAACTTCAACGCGCGACCAGCACGCGCCGCATCCTTCTCCGCCTCCGCCAGAAGCTTCACGAGCGGATGAGGCGCCAACGCGCCGTTCGAATACTCAGTCAGCTTCGGCCGGCCATGATCAATCCACTCGCGCCGAACCTCGTCCACCAGGTCGACCGCGCGAGCGAATCTGAGCACCGCATCATGGAACCGCTCAGGCTCAGGCAGACTCGCAACGTGCCGAGACGCCAACGCGAACGCGCGCACGCCCTCCGGGCCGAGATCCGACGGATGCTCCGACACTCGCTCAACCATGCGACGTAGCGCCCCCTGCGCTGCTTCGTCCGTACTGAACACAT